GACCCTACTACTATGAGTCCGGCGCCAACAGTTAGGCCTCCTGAAGAGGTTACAGACGCTAAAGGTGTTCCAGATGAGTTTTGCCACTCTTGTAAGTTTGCTGATTGTGAAGAAACGGCTTGAACAACAATTGGGACTGAGTAAACTGTTGAACCTTGAACAGCTAACGTTCCGCTTATTTTAGCCGTTCCTTGAACAGTAGATGTACCTGAAGCAGTAAACCCAGCTGCAGCATTATAGACAGTGTAGGTCCAAGCTCCTGATGAGCCGCCTGTTGAGCTAACAGGAAATGTTCCATTAAAATAGCTAGGAGTAAAACCTGTAGTAGTGACTGACCCACCAACCACAACCGGGTTGGCTGTAGAAACTATATTAAGGGTAAATGTAGCGACAGTTGTAGAAGAAGCAGAGGCTGAGGTGTGAGAAAAAGTAGCTGAACCAGTAGCTGGTGTGGTACCAATGTAACTTTGTCCAGCGGCGTTAACCCCACCTAGAACCGTGCCTGAAGAGTTCTGGTATTGAACTAGGTTGCCTACTTGAGAAGCTGCGCCCTTAACTGTGGCAACTACGCCTGTAGAAAGACCGCTATTAAGAGCCAAGCTGTAGTTAGCAGTTACTGCTCCAGCTAGGGTGGTTGCTCCTGCTGAGGATACTGTTAGATAGCTTGAGCTATTTATCTGTACATCTAATGGGTTTACAGTTGTTCCGTTTGGAGCGTTGATAACCAAAGGCGCAACGCTTGTAGAAGATGGGGCCAGGGTAATAGCGTTAGTAAAGGTATTTGCTACACCAAGGCGGGGAACCACTGTTGTATCGATTGCTAGAGTACCTGTGGTGGTAATAGGTCCACCTGTAAGACCTGTGCTTGTAGCAATATTAGTTACGGTACCTGATCCACCTGATGTAACGGTAGCCCATGAAGCGGTTGTTCCATCTGTAGTTAAATACTTTCCAGAATTACCTGTTTGAGAAGGTAGGCTAACTGGAGCGGCAGCCCATTTAAGACCTGCGCTTTGAGTAGAGTCTGCAGTAAGAATGTAGCCGTCTGTAGTAGTGGGTACGTTTACAAAAGCAGTAGTACCAGTTCCTACATAAATGCCGCCTTTAGTTGTAGCGGTAAGTCCTGTACCACCATTAACCACTGAAAGTGCATTGGTAAGTGTAAGAGTTGGTATTGTTACGCCGCCAGTAAAAGTGGTACCTGCAATAGCAGCATACGTATTAGATGCAGAGGTTTGAGTTAGGTAGGTAGATGCTGCAGAAGTTAAGGTTAAATACAGAGCCGATGCTTGGGCAGGAGTAAGAAGCCCACTGATCTGAGACTGTACGTTACCTGTAAGACCGGTAAGGTATTGAATCTGGGCATTAGTTACTGACCCGATAGATGCTGATGCAAGGGTAGCGGAGCCAAGGACGGTAGTGTTACCGTCAATGACCTCGTTACCCGTTACATTTAGTGAGCTAACTACAAGGGGTTGACCGTAATTGTGATTGAGCGTGTTTAGCGCCACGGTAAATCCTCCTTAAGCTTGAGCCTCTTGCCAGGATAGACGTGCATTGATTGTATTGGCTGTTACACCAGTACCTGAGAGGTTACGGATACAGATGGTTACGACGTCTGGGCCGTCTGGATAGATGTTACTTCCGTCTGTAGAGCCAGTTGTAGTTGTTCCGCCAGCGTAGATAGCGTTACCAAGAGTCTTAACCTGAGTCAAGGTGTTAGAACCTACGTTAGAGTCATTAGCCAGTACGTTGAGGAAGTATGAGAAGATGGACTCACCACCTGAGATTGTGGTGTTAGCTGCGTGATACATAACCTGTGAAAGGCTAGATCCACCAACATTTTGCCATGTGTTTCCAGTAGATGTGCTTAGCTTACCGTTCAACACGACTTCAATCATGAACAAACCTGGGCTACCAGCAGAAGAGGTGATAGAGGCAAGAACGTCCATCTGGTATAGAGCAAGTTGCATACGGTTAATCAACTCACGCTGACCAAGGGTTCCAACCACACCATTATCTACAGAAGGCGCTACACGCAAGCTAAGTGCTGGATAACGAGTAGTTGTGCTTCGTGGTACGTTAATAGCAGTGTTCTGCTGAGTCTGGAAGATGTATGACTTATCATCATCAAACTTACCGTCCATGATTACGGATGAGCCCCAGTGGCTGGTTCCAGTAGCTACTTGACGTGAGTACAGGCGAACTGAGATAGGAGCTGTAGCGGCATATGTAAAGGTTGTTGCTGCAGATCCTCCGCCAGTTGCACCTGTGGTTGGGTTAATAACCACGTTAGTAAGGCCACGAGTTAAGCCGGTAAACGATGTAGCAGTTTTTCCTGTATATGAAATGTACTCAATGTTTTTATTAGAAACACCTGATTGAGCAAGGAAGATAGTTCCTGATGATGGAAATGCTGCTGTGCTTGCCACAGACATTGAGGTATCTGTTGAGTTAACTGTTGCTGTAATAGTTGTGCGAGGAGTATCGCTAGATGCTTCATAGCGAGCAGGTAGGTTACCTGAACGCATATAGGCAGCAGTTGTAACGTTAGCGTGGGTCATTCTATGAACATAGATAACCTGTCCACGCTCATCTTTAATACCAAAACGAATAGCTCCAGCACCATACCATGCATAGTCAATGTAGAACATCTGCATCCTGGACAGGTTAAGAGTAACTCCGGAAGGGCCTGTGCCATCAAGCTTATCAATGTTAAATGAGCTGCTTGGTACACGAAGCTCTGTCACCTTACTGATAATTCCACCGGAGGCAATAGATGGCCCGCGGTACTCTGGGAAGATGTAGAGCTGGGTATCACTAACGATAGATTCTACGGAATAGGTGATGCCACGAATAACAATCTTATCTCCAGGTGTTAGCTGGCTAGAGAAGGCTGTATTAGTTCCTGTAACTGTCTGAGAACCAAAAGTAGTTGAGATGTTGCCTGAGATCTGGTTAGTAGAGTCACGACGTACTGCGTTAAAGTTTTGACCATCAAACTCAAAGAAGAAGCCGTTTTGGTCATCAAACATACCCAAACGAATTTGAGCGCCGTACCATGAGGTTGGCGCAATGCTGATTGGCCATCCTGGAGCCGGTGTAGTAGCAGGTACTGATGTTGAAGTATAAGTAAATGAAAGAGGTGTTGGAACAGACGTTACTGTCCAAGTTCCATTATAAGCAGGGTCTGTAGCTCCAGACACTACAACCTGGGCTCCCACACCTAAGAAGTGCTCGTAGTGAGTTGTAACTGTTACTACGTTAGAAACAGCGGTTACAGAGTCCACAGTAAATACTGGCTTCATCATAGAACCAGTAGAGAACTGAATACCTTTACCCGACTGGTAACGGAAGTACTTACGTGTTTGACGAATAACGCGTGAGCCAGGAGCAGAAACACCTGTTGTAAACTTTACTCCGCCATCAAATGGACGGTGAATAGATTGTGTTCCAGCACGTGGTGTTAAAGAGTTAGATACTGCAGTGATGGTACCTGTTGGAGTATCTAGTACAGTAAATGTAAAAGTAGTTGTTGTAGGGGTTGTTGCAACTTCCCAAGCACCGTTAGGTGGGTTAGTTGTAGCTGTTGTTCCGTATACGTAAATCAAATCTCCAGGAACAAGACCGTGAGCGTTTGTTGTAGTCACTGATACAGTATTTCCTGTATTAGTAAATGCCGCACCAGCAGTAGTAGATACTGGAATTGGGGAAGAAGAATAATCAGATGCTGAATAAATAAAGGTCTTTGTAGCATCTAAAATTGAACCGTTTGTAAGGATTGTGTTACGAGCGTAGTAGGTAAAGGTATCGTTAGTTACTGTGGTTGTAGAAACAGATTTGACCATAAACCAGCCATTAGCATATGGGTCTAGAGTATCTTGGATAAAGAACTTCTGGCCAACTACAAGGCCATGTGCGGCTGTAGTAACAGCGGTAACTAAACGGGAAGAACCGGTGCCTGTGAGAGAAACAATAGGGTTTGTTCCACCAGCAGGTTGGGCCACTGGGTTCTGGATATCGTAGTACTGGGTAGGCTTGTTGTTGACAAGAGATAGGACTTCCCACTTAGTAGGCTGGGTTCCATATTCAAAGTCGGTATCCATCAAAGCCTGTGGTTCAGAGACACGAAGCTTCTGAACTGGGTCAAGCAGTGACTCTTCTGGGTAGAACTTCTCGTTGTATTCATCAATGATGAACTGGAGCTTGTCTCCTACGTTCATAGCGGTGGTGTTGTAGTTCAAAACAATTGTGGTCAGCTCATTGTTGCTTGCATCAATGGTTGCTGTATATGAGGTTGCTACGAGGCTAGGATCAGAGAAGTTGTAGATTACCTGGTTAGTTGAGACGTTGGTAATAAGAACCATACGCTCTCTGGCAACGTACTTTGGGATGGTGATGGTACGGGTAGACGGAGTAAAGGTGTATCCGTTTTCAAACAGTACTTTTCTTGCCATGTTTAGTCTTCCTTCGTTATATTCCTAGCAGTACGTCTACTGCGTTAAATGGGTAGCTCTTATGGATTGTATTGATGTTAGGTCCTAGCATAACTCTACCATCAAAAGTGGATCCAGCAGGCGGCACCTGACTAAAAGCGATGTATCCATCACTATCTAGTATGAATCCGTCATATGGTAGCAGGGAAAGCCAGGTTTGTTCAGGGTAACTTGGGGTCTGCATTACACCGTTTAGGGTGATCATTAGCTTATATGGGTTGTAAAGGGTTTGCTGGATACCTTGGAACTTAGGGGCAAACCTGCTAGTGCGGCCATCAAAGACATATCGCAAGCTATCAAGTGGGATAATATCTGGAAGGTAAGGCAAGCTTGCCAATACCAGATCATCCACATACTTCTTGCTAGCTGCATCCGTAGTGGCTGTAGGAACAGCAGGGACGGTTACGTGACCTGTAAAGGTAGGGCTAGCGGTACGGGCAATGGCGGTTGAGATATATGGTTCCGCAATTGGGGTAGCCTGCCAGGTACCAATGCTTACGTTGCCCAAAGTAGAGATATTTAGTGGTACGCCAGAGTACTGTGCAAAGGTAATAATATCTGTGCCTACCTTGATAGCTCCGCTAGGGCTGGTAGACGTTCCAGAGGTAGAGACCACATATGAGGCGTTAGCGTAGTAGGTGCCGTTAGTTACGAATACGTAGGCACCAGGCTTAATTACACCGGTATTTCCATCACCGTTAAAGTCTGAGGCACGGGTCAAAACCCACTTAGCATCTCCGGCACCGGCAGCAGTTACAACGTATACGCCGTTCTGCTTTTGATCTGTTTGATCTTTAATAATTACTCGGCTGTTTACCGGGGCTAAGATGCCATCAAGGGTAAGAGCTCCATTTACGGCTGCTGTAAGGGTTGCCCCAATACCCAAGCCTCCAGATGAGTCGGAGGTTCCGTTTGCGTATACCGCATTAAGGTTACTTCCCGTAGTTCCTAGGTATACCTGGGCTTTAATAATAATACCAGCAGCTACGTTATCTACATACTGCTTGTTAGCCGCCTGATTAGATAGCGTTGGGTAAGGTACGGTAACGGTTGAGTTGTAGGACGTAGGTATGTTTACGTTCAGCGAGCTAGAAGAACCATCTGTAGTGGAGCCTACGTTAACTACGCTGATACCGCCTGAGGCGTTACCAGTAGCAAGGTTTACAGTCTTGGTTACTCCGCTAGCGGTAGGGTTAGTGGAGTAGTTATGGGTGATAGCGCCTGAAGGGGTTCCACCAATGGTTAAGCTTGTAGCAGCCCCAGCAAAATTAACTGTTGTAGCTAAGGTATTATAAAGATTAACATAGTTAAGATTACCTACAATAGTAGGGGCATTTAGAGTCAATACAGAGGTAGGATCATTAGATCCAAGAGACATGGCAGTAACTGCCCCACCAAAGTTAATAGTTGTAGCAAATGTATTAAATAGGTTAAGGGTAGTCGTACCTGCCAAGATAGAGGTATAGACTGTTCCAGAAGTAGATGGAAGATAGGCAGTAGTATCAATAGCCCAGGTTCCCGTACCTGTGCGCTTTAGATTACCAATACCTGAACTAATTGCCGCAATAGCGGTAAGGTCGGCGCTGATTGGTTGGTAAGAAGAAAGCTGAGAGCTAGCGGCTTTAGCATTAAGTTGGGTTTGAATAGAGGATGTGACTCCCGCCACATAATTAAGCTCAGTACCTGTAGTAGTAATAGCTGTTGTGTCGTTTATTTTAGGAGAAGTGAGGGTTTTGTTTGTAAGGGTCTGTGTACCGGTAAGGGTAGTTACTACTGAGGTATCAATAGCGATAGTTACCGGAGATGAACCTGTAAACGATGTGCCTGTAAGACCTGTGCCAATAGTCAAAGCATTGGTGGTACTTGCTGCAACAGTTCCAGAACTACCCAAAGATATTAACGTACCGTTAACTGTAAGTGAGCTGTTTGTAAGGGCGGAGTTAGGAATATTTGTAAAGGTATTTGAAGATCCAGACATGCTCTTATTTGTAAGAGTTTGAGCCGTAGTTTTATCTACAGTTGTCGTCGTATCAATCGCAATAGTTACTGCGCCAGAACCATCAAATGATGTTCCTGAAAGACCGGTACCTATTGTTAGTGGGTTGGTTGTAAAAGCCTTAATAGTAATAGGAGTAGAGCCGTCAAAGTTAACTCCGTTAATAGCACGAGCAGTAGCAAGCTTAGTTGCTGTACTGGCGTTACCTGTTAGTGCGCCCACAAAAGTTGTAGAAGTTAAAGAAGCGAACCCAGAAAGAGTAGTTGTTGTACTTCCAAGAGCTACTGGTGTAGATCCAAGAGTTAGGGAAGGATTAAGAAGCTTAGAGTTATCAATAGAGCCCGCTAACATGGTGTTAGTTACGGTTCCGGTATCTGTTGTATAAACTCCATTAGTAACGGTGGTAGCGTTACCTGTTAATGATCCAACAAAAGAGGTAGCTGTTACAGAGGTCAGCCCAGATAAAGTAAGGGAGGTTCCACCAAGAGAAGTTGATGTAGTACCTAAGGTTATGTTTGAATATGTAAGACCAGCATTAGGTATTGTAGCCACTGTGCCAACAACACCCGTTGAGGTGTTGGTTAGGTATCCGGCTGTAGCAAATGGTAGGGTTACATTACCGGTATGAGTACCAGAGGTATTTCCGGTTACGTTACCGGTTACGTTACCTGTAATATTTCCAACAAAATTTGTAGAAGTTACAGATGAAAGTCCCGTAATAGTGGTGTTGGTTGCACCTAAAGTAAGTGCTGTACTACCTAATGTGGTTGAGGAATATACCAGCTTAGCATTTGTAATGGAACCCGCAAGCATGGTATTAGTAACTGTGCCTGTATCTGTTGTGTAGACACCGTTAGTAACGGTAGTGGCATTGCCAGTTAATGCTCCAATAAAGCTAGTGGATGTAACAGAAGTTAATCCGCCTAGTGTAGTAGAGCTAGAACCCAAAGAAATTGAGGTAGATCCAACAGTTAAACTGGAGTACGTAAGACCAGAATTAGGAATAGTAGCTACTGAGCCAATAGTTCCATTAGATGTGGTTGTTACGTAGCCAGCAGTTGTAAGAGGAAGATTTACGGTTCCTGTAAAAGTAGGGCTTGCCTTAGGAGCAAGCAAGGCTTCAGCAGCCAAAGCTCTACTGTTCTCAGTGTTTACAATTCCAAGGGCATAAGTTTCAGCAACACCGATAGCTTCATTTTTAGCGTTAGCAATGTTGACGTTACGGTCAGATACTTCTTGAGCAATCTTTGTATCTGTATAGGCTTGTGCGTTAGCCTGCGCCGTATTGGCGTAGCCTTGGGCTACCCCAATTCCATAACCTACACCACCGTTAATAGCATCATTCATGGCCTGCTTGTTCATTACATCGTCAAGATCTGTTGCGTAGAACGAGCTCTTAATTCTGTTAGTGCCCATATAAAGAGCGCCGGTCATGGTTCCACCGGATAGGCTAAGCTTTGTGCCAATCAAAGATGTTAGGGTTGCTGCGATACTCGCATCATTGTTAATTGCGGTATCAATTTTAGCAAGAGTATTGAGAGTAGATGGGGCTGTTGAAACAAGTGCAGCCACTGCCGCAGACACGGCTGTGTTTAGGTCATTGGCATCGGTTAATGCAACCCATCCGCCACTGCCTGTATTGTAATGAATCCTACCGGCTGAGGTGTTAAAGTATATGTGGCCACTGCCAAGAGATGTTGGATCCGCAGATAGTTGTTGAAGAATAAGGTTAGAAACCGGTACGCCAGTAAAATCTACTGCGGTATAAAATTTACGTGTCATGATAAGTACGCCACCCCTGCTAGTGCTGTAGTAAACGTTATAGTAAGGTTATTTGCGTCTACATATGTAATGTCACCTTCGCAGGTGTTGCCTGATGTATCTTTTACCATAACGTTTGGGTTAAAGTTAAGACCATGAAATATAGTCCAGGTAGTAGACGCAGAAGCTTGCGTATACTTAAAAGACACGTTTCCTGTAGCACTGCCTGAAGAAGACAGTGTTAGTACTGTCTGTTGAGGCTCAACTACGGTTACTACTGCAGGGCTGCATGTGCAGGTTCCAGTACATGTGCAAGTAGAGGGTGTAGAAGTAGACGCCTGGGAATCTGAAGGCGCTATAGGGGCAGGAGACCAGACGTTTGTCACATTGACACCTGTGGAGATGTAAAGACTTTACCTGTTACATATGTTCTTACAAGACCATTTTGGTCTGTAAGCTGAAGATCCCAATATGACGTCTTAGGCAGGGCTTCAGTTACGCTTGCAGGTAGGGTTAGAAGAAGCAAGGTAGGATAGGCACTGCCTGTAGCAGTCACCTTTGAGATAGAGAAGGTTCCCAACAACACTGGTCCAACCTGTGAAAATTCAGAGTTCTGATAAAGACGAATCTGAGCTTCAGGCGTGTAGTTGGTTAGATCCATGTTGAAGCCGTACTCCATGGAGAAGTCGTCTCCAGAGTACATTGTAAGATCCATTTCCATAACGCTTGATGGAAGAGTCTGATCTCCATAGGTAGGGAGAGGAAGGTATACGCGTTGTGGGATAGACCAGTCGTCAATCTCCTGAGGACGGTATACAGGAACATAGCGGTTTGTAAGACGGCTAATACGACGCAAAGTCTGAACCTCAATACGATACATACCTACGTTTAGCATCCTACATAGCTCTACATATTGCTCTTTACGCTGCATCATAATCTCTGTAAGTTGACGGTAGCGCTCAGAGCGAGGAATACTTACGCCATCTGGGGAGATGATATCAATGTCAAATGAGGCGTCGTTAGCAAGAGTATAAAGAGATAGAGTAGATGCCAAGATAACTACTGGATACTCTTCGATAGGTGGCAAGAAAGCAAGTTGAGTAACGTGAGCACCACTAAGAAGAGTCTCAGTTTGGGTGTGCTGTGTAAAGGCAGTGTTAATGTAGTATGCAATCTCAGTATCTGTAAAGTAGCGGTAAGCCTGACCAGATACTGTAATGGTTGAATTATTTAAAGGAATGTTTGCTGATGGGAAGCTAAGTACTCCGCCGCCCTCTTCAACGGTGCAAATAGAGGACTGGTCTACAGTTGAGGCAGATACTGTGGCCACTGCCGTAGCCGCGGTTACTGCGGTTCCTCCTGTAGAGCTTGTAATAGTAAAGTGTGTAGATGTGGCAGACGCAACAATTGCGTTAGTTAGATTAAAAGCGGCTGTAGATAGTCCGGTAATGGTCACGGTCCTACCAGCGGTTATAGGGTTGCTTGATGTGTAGGTGTATGTGATGGTTCCGTTGGCATAGGAAGCTGCGGAAACTGTAGCCACAATAGAAGGGCTGTACACAGATACGACAAGGGTAGCTCCCTGCACAGGAGCCTGAGAAAGCTGGTAGCGGTAAGTTACGCCATCGCCTGTAAAGGTGTCTACAAACGACCTGGCAGTATCACCGATCTCTGCTCGTAATCTATCAGATAAAGCTTGTAGTGTGGCCACTGATCCTCCATAAAGGCTATGTGCTAATCATCTAATAAAACCCTTGATTAGTCAAGGTAAAAAAAGGCTCATCCCGACAGGAGGGCGGTTGTCGGGATGAGCGGACTGTAGAGGAATCTATGTCCTCTTACAAACGATTAGAGACGTAACCCTTTTCTTCAAGGTGGTTAGCCAAGGCTTTAGACACCTTGTACTTCTTTCCCGCCTCAAATGAATAATATTGTCCTGCACCGAATGTCATCATGTCTAGGTTCTCTAGAACACGGATAACGACCTGGTCATCAGCGAGAGATACTCCTACGCTTTCCACTTCGTCAATTACTGTAGGTGCAGCTGGGTTTACAGTTAAGTCTGTAACTTCTACTTCATCCTTGTACGCCTTGGCTTGTGTAGCCATGGTGATCTCTGTTGCACGCTGGGCTTGCTGCTCAGCCACTGCCTTGAGTTGTTCTTCACGTTGACGTCCTGTAACGTCAGATACTTTTGCTTTTGACACGATTTTTATTCTCCTGTTAGATTAGTTGGGGTGGGGGAGACAGGGCTACTGCCTCCCCCGGTATTGAATTAGTTGGTTTCTGCGATAACTACAGACTGATCGGTGATAAGACCGAGGCCGTAGATTGCGTACCAAGCAAGTGCGTGCTCACGACCGAAGTCGAGGATTCCGCCATCGCGGAGCTCAACTGGGAGTGAGATAGCGTGACCGAAAGCGTTATCTCCGATGAAGATAGCTGAGTAACGGTCAGCAGAACCGTTACCGGTTGCTGTTACTGGAGTTGTGTAGCCTCCACCAGTTGGGTATGAGATTGATCCTGGAGCCACTGCTGTGTCGGTTGTGTAGTTAGTACCAGCACCGTTTGTGACCTTAGAGATCTGAGTTGTCTCGATGAAGACTGTGTCGTACAAGCGACCGATTTCACCAAGCATGAAGTTACCTGGAGCTGCGTACTTCGTTACTTCAATGAACTCTGAGTTGTCGCGGAGACGACGGCTCTGGTGAGGGTGAACGAATGCAACGTAGGTCTCGCCAAGCCTTGGGATATTCTTGGTTGCGAGGGTCTCGACTGCGTCCTTAACGGTACGAGTTGAGAGGAAGTTGTTACCTGTCATAGAAGCACGTGAGGTACCGTTTGTACCGTATGCGTAGAGGTTGTTACCCGCTGCGTTAGCAGTTGATGAGTAGAGACCTGAACGATCTTCACCGTAGATGACTGAAGAAGCAGCCATGAGGGTGTCACGAGCCTGGCCATCAAGGTAGAGAGCCATGTTACGTCCAAGAAGACGTGAAGCTGATGCCATAACGTCATCAAATGATGCGTTGAGGAGAAGCTCTGATACTGCGATAGCATAACCATGCTCTGCAACTGTGATTGAGAACTGTTGCGCTGTCAATGCATTTGTTGACATACGAACGCCTTCAACCAATGGAGCTGCGAAGCCGAGGTTGTTGTAACGCATGAAGTTGATCTGGAGACCAGGAGCCACTCCAAGTTCTGTCTTCTTGACTGCGAACTGCTCGAAGCGCAAGATAGGCATTGACTGGAAGAGGATTTCCTTAGACCAGATGGTCTGGATTGATTGTGTAAGCTGGCTGTTTGCGCCAGAG